TCGATGTTTTCTCTTACTGGATTCATGCGCCTTGTTGTTGTTGCTGCTTCAGTTTTTCTTCTTCAAGATGTTGCCTCAGATACTCAATATATACGTCCCTCTCCCAGGGTATCATATTTTCAATCTCTGTTAATGAGTATTTATGATACTGCATTAGGGAAAAGTTTAGTCTATAAAAACTTTCCAGATCCATATGGATCAGGCCTATCCGAAAAAACTGGATAGTCCCTCCAGAGTTACCTCACTTTGAACATCTGTATTAGGATTTTTGACTGTCACCTTGTGAGATAACTTAGGCATTGTCTCAAAGAATTTTTCAACTTCTTTGAATTGTTGTGAATTCATTTGCTCCAAGAAATCATTCATTTCTTTCTTGGTACAATCAGATGCTGTCCAAACTTCTTCTTCACTATAAATCTTATCAATACAAGAAGTAATTAATTTGAAAGATTGATCCATCAAACTTTCCTCTTCAGAATCAAAATTGTTCTTAACAAACTGTTCCAATGATGGATACTTCATTTCCATCATTAAATTATCATCAAGTTTGATTACATTGGTATGATCTTCATTCTTGTTAACTCGAATCTCATCAATATTAATCTTTACTGGTACAGAAGTTTCTTCATCATCAGGACAAATGATTTGAAGTTCAACCTCTTCACCAACAGATTTACCACGAATATTCAAAAACAAATATTCAATATCAAAGGTAGGTAAAGAATCAATCTTGACCCCTCTAGTGATGATGCAGTTTTTAATTACTGACTTGATTGCATTAGTAATTTGCTTCTGATCATCAGATTCTAATGCAATGACTAGAAGTTTTTCTTCTTTAACTAGAAATGGTCTATACTTAATAGTCTGTTCAGTTGAAGGCAAATCCAATTCATAAATTGGAGTCGCAATCTTAGGTAAAGGCATTTTAAAAAAATTACAATTCAGTTGAAGTTATTTAGATGGTTATTTTGAGGAGAAATTATTGCCCCACAAGTCTCCGCACTTGATCCTCGTTTTGTGGTGGATTATCAGATGTTGCATCATTTTGTGAGTCATTAGCACCATCAAATCTTGCTGGAGTATAATTGGAGTTATATACTCCACTACTCACAACGTATCTACTATAAGACAATGATACTGAGACTTTCAATAGTTGAGATGCATCATATGAAATTGGCATTGAGTTAATGCTTGATGGGAACGCATCAATAAATTGATATCTCAAATACTTACCTTCAAGATTTCTTTCAAACTTAGTTATTATAAAATTTGTTCTATAATCTTTTGGATATTGCACTCTATAACTATAAGTATTTTTTAATCTATTCTCATTATCTCCAGTAATGTATGCAATCCAACTTTCAAAATATCCAATCATTTTGTAGTCTGAGTCTACATAAAATTGAAAGTCTGCTCTATCATCATACATTCTTCTATATCCATGCTTCTCAGTTACACCATGGTAGTCATTTGTAATGTCCATAGTAGCAACTGAAGATCCCGGCAAGGAAGCCTCAGAACATGATAATGTAATTAATTCATTCGATGGTTTAACAAATCCGGAAAGGGATTCTACACTTGAAGGAGACGTAAACTCACAAATATAATTTGACGTTAATGCTGGTTTGAGTAACGTACTTTTTAATTTACTAACTCCAATTTTTGATATGCCGGAGCTTTGTGCCATTTCTAAATAGTTTGGTGTATATATTATGTATGCGAGAAAATAGTAAGTATCATCAGGGAAGGTTTCACCCAAGGAATCCAGACAAATATAAGGGCGATTATAATAACATCATATACAGAAGTTCTTGGGAAGTTAAATTTATGCAGTATTGTGATAGGAATCCCGCAATACTAGAGTGGGGAAGTGAAGAATTTTTCATCCCATACTATGATCCAACATCTAGAAAAGTAAGAAGATATTTTCCAGACTTCATAATTAAAGTCCATGAGAATGACGGTAGTGTCAAAAAATATGTTGTAGAAGTAAAACCAAAAAGACAGACTATACCACCAGTAGGATCACCAAAGAAAAGAAAAAAGACTTTAATTACTGAGACTCTAACCTATGCCAAGAACATGGCAAAATGGAAAGCAGCACAAGAATGGTGTGCAGATCGTATGATGAACTTCAAGATAATAACAGAATATGAATTAGGATTATAAATATCTTTACTAACAAAAGTGCTAAGTCATAATGGCTACTGAGTCTCAAGTTATCCTCAAAAAAGTTAATTTGGTATACAAATATCAACAGAGGAGTAGTGGTGATAGAGGCAGGGTTAAAACGAGGACATCTCATGTCAACGTGATTTATGGTGTGGATAAGAGAACTGGTGTGGTTACAGCATACCAAAATAATGGTAACTCAGATCTATCCAACACCAAACCATCAGATCTTACCGCAGTCGCGATTTGGGGACCAACACGAGGAAAATCTGGTTCTTGGACACAACTGAGAAGTGAACCCATCCCCACCTCAGCACCAAATGACCCAACGTGGAATGAACTAATAGAAAGTTCATATGGCAACGGAACCAACGAAGATGTTTTCAACGAAAATATCAAACAAGCAGTAAACGAAGATCTTAATGCTGATCAAAGAAAGTTAGTTAATTTTCCGGGAGTCAATCAAGAAAGTGTAGATACAGATGCACCTACATCAGATCAACCAACATCAGAGGAAACCGATAAGAGTACCGTAGCAAGCGATAGCGATGAAGATATAAAAAACCCTAATGCTAATATAGCATTAGTGAGAGGAACTTCTTTTGGAGTATTTACATATCCAAAAGAGTTACCAATGAAAGTTAGTGATTTGATGCAATTTCAAATCGTAGAATACAAAACACTCTCACAATCAAGAAACGATCAATCAAATACCAATCAGGTACAAACCCCAAGTGCATCTGATATAATTAGTCCAACACTAAGAAGAACAAAAAATGTTAAAGATATAAAAGGAACAATCAATTTGGCAATTCAACCACCATTATCTGATACTAATGGAGTCAACTGGACAGACACTGGAATCAACCTGGTTCAACTAGGTATTGCAGCTGGAGCTCTAGGGTTCATACAAGGTGGTATTGAAGGTGCTACTGGTGCCATAAACTCAATGACGGACACGGCTGCAGGAAGTAGTGAATCAATTCGAAAAGCACTCCAGACATACTTTGCAGGGAAGGCATCTCAAACGAGTAACCTATTAAGTAGACTTACTGGTAGTGTTTTGAATCCAAATCTAGAAACACTATTCGAGGGTCCAAGAACAAGATCATTTAATTATCAATTTCAATTCACTCCTAGAGATGAAAAGGAAGCAGTAGAAGTCAGGAGTATCATTCGTACATTTAAAGAAGCAATGGCAATCAAGAGAACTGTAGGATTAGGATTCTTAAAAGCACCATATGTTTTCAACATTAGATACTTATATAAAGGTGAGAATGTTGATCACCCATACATTGGACGAGTCAAAGGTCCATGTGCACTCAAAGATATGCAAACTGATTATACTCCAGAAGGATCTTATATGACCTATGAGGGAGGCAAAGATGGTGGGTCGATGGTTAAATATACTGTAACAATGGTATTCCAAGAACTTGATCCAATATATGCAGATGATTATGTTGATCTAGGAAACGAAGACATTATAGGTTACTAAAATGACAATCAGAACTTACTTTAGACAACTACCAGATTTTAACTACGTTAATCTAGATTCAAGTCTATCATCAGAATATACCAGACTCAAGAACCTATTCAAAAGGGGAAAACTGAGGTCTGACATATTTGTCAACTTGGCATTCTTCAACAAGTATTCTATTATCGGAGAAGAAAGTCCAGATGAAGTATCACTAAAGTTATATGATACTGAAGAATATGATTGGGTTATTCTACTGACAAACAATATTATTAATGTAAGAGATGAGTGGCCAATGTCCAATGACTCATTCTACAATTATGCTATTGAAGTTTATGGAAGTGAAGAAAATCTACAAAACATTCATCACCATGAGACTATTGAAGTAAAAGATGACTCTGGTCGTGTTGTTCTCAGAAAAGGATTGAGAACTGAAGGGATGTATTCGTTCACTTATTATGAGAGATCAACTCAGCAAAACGTAACTGTATCGAATGCATCTGAAGCAATTACAAATTATGTGGATGCAATCAGAAAAGAAGAAGAGAAAAGAAACATCTTTATATTGAAACCAGAGTATCTCAACGTACTCACAAATGATATTGAAACAATCATGCAATATAAAGAGGGTGGAGAACAGTATGTGTCCCCCACCCTCAAACAAGGCGATAATATTAAATTATTCTCTTAACCGTTAACTAGTTCCTCAAAGAAACTCAGGGGATCTTCATCATCCTTTTTGGATCCTCCTCCTGTGATATCTGGAGCATTGAAGTCTTCAGACTTCTTGCTCTTAAGATAGGAACTCTCCAATTCTGCCATCACATCAGTTTCTTGTGTAGGAGCAGGTGCTTTGAATTGTTCAAATGCCTGTTCCTCATTACGCACTGCTTGTGCTGGAGAAGAGAGTTTAAGAACATCGTTCATACGCTTCTCTAGTTGCTCGTAAGTCTTGAACTTGTCTGGAGCAACGATTTCCTGAAGAGAATACTCTTTCTTCCAGATTGCTTCTAAAGCATCATCATCATCCAGTAGAGGACTTGCAGGAGCAAAGTCAGACTTGTCGTAGTTCCAGTAACCAGCAACCTTGGTGATCTTCAGTTTGAAGTTAGCACCTTGCCAGAAGTCGAAGGGATTAATTGGTTCTTCGTCTTCAAACTCAGGTTGCATGGAAGCGAGGATCTTATCAAAGATCTTCTTACCAAACTTATAAAGGAATACCCTACCTTCGTTCTCAGGATGCAGAGGATCCTTGACGACGTAGATATTGGCATAGTAAGACAGTTTACGCTTTTGCTTCTGACTTACAATATCCTTTTTACTTTGCTCTCCACTGTTCCACAATTCGCGATTGTATTCGCCAACTGGATCTTTCTTACCAATAGTGGTCAGGGAGTTCTCAATATACCATCCACCAGGACCTTGGAAAGCGTGACTCCAGAGTTTTACCCATGGAAGGTCTTCGCCTTCAAATGCAGGTAGGAAACGGATGACTGCTGAACCAACGCCAGTCTTATCCATTTCTGGTTTCCAAAAACGATCATCGGCACCATTGCCGCCAGAAGTGTTCATTTTCTCAACTTCTTTCACCAGTTTACCAGTGAGAGAACCTAGTTTAGATTGCTTCTTTAGATCAGAAAAAGACATTGCAATAACCTCGTATTGTGTGTATTTGGCCTTTTGGGCGACTTTGATGGGGATGCCAAGCCCCTGTACATATTAGTGTGTGTTCAGTTCTTTGTCAAGTAGTTCTTCATCTTGACGATGTGTTGCTCCATGTTGTTGAAGATCACATTGATGTCAAAGTTTTCTGGAAGACCCATCATAGCAGTAGACTGCCTCATATGATCTTTGACTTCATCCATCTCGTCACTGTCTGTTAGTTGGATACGAGTATACATCACCTTCTGCTTTCTCAGCAACTTCTCCAACAGTTCAATATGATAAAACTTTTCTTTATCATGCATCATACTAAACCGAAACATGTTGGAATAGATCTCTTCTTGCAACTGAGAGATTTCTGCTAACTCTGCTCTAACGACTTCCGAATCGAAAAAACTCAAACTACTATCTCCTTAAGAATTTTTTTAAAATGAAATATATCAATATGTATGAAATTATTATATTTGTCTAGTCTCATTGATATGAATTCCCACACTGGATCTTGTAACTTAGAATCAAAATATTTTTTATATCCCAATATTTGATTCAAGATTACCATTGTCTCAAGAGATATATTCTTTTGTAGAAATTGTTTTACAATTTTTGGATGCTTATTCCCCTCAATTTTAAACATATCATCGAAGTCCTGATCATCAAATGCATCACGGACATCAGACTTAAACACATATGTTAGTGAGTTAATTCTTCCGTTCCAATCCAAATAGTTCTGTTCACCGTTGCGAATTATGTCCCCAATCCACAATCTATCCGGATCATCACATGTTGCAAAATTTGAAACAAAGAACTCAATGATTTGTTTATCGTTTTTGTTTCTTGATAACTTTTCAAACCAAAACCTATCTTTACGAGCGTAAAAAGTTTTAAGACTTGCGCGACACTTTCCGCCGTATCGGTGATAGTCGTAAGTTTTTTTTGTAAAGTGGTTCTTTAATGCTAGGTAGGTTTTATAACAGGAAAATGGATCCACTTAAAATAGGAGTTTTGCTCTCGACGTTTTCTTTAGGAAATTAAGTTCCGTTGCATTATGCTTGATCTTTTCTTTCAGTGGTTTTGAAATCAACTTGGGTACTGACTCAAGATCAATACTATTCTTTGTACAGAAGAAAACAATCGCATCGATATAATTCATCTCTGGATTGTCCCTCACAAGTGCCTCAATCTCTTGAGCAAATCTTGCTGAGCAAAAAAACTTTTTTTCTAAAACTTTCTCAAATTCTGCGTTTGTGTTAGAAGACATTAACTGGGTGATTGTTGGGGACAATGGTATAACGTAATAACATCTTATTATTATAATTCACTTAGAGTATTCTGTCAATTTGTCGTTGACAAACTTTTCAATATATTCTACAAGAATTTTCAAGTATTTTGCTTTATCTCTTTCTTCGTAAATCTCCACATCTCCATTTTCACATGCCATGATAATGACAAACTTCTTTACTGAAAGACCAGTGAGTTCATGGAGCATACAAGCATAAGCACAACACTGAACAAAGTATCCATCAATCCACTTCCGTGGTTTTGGTTTTTCCGATGTCTTAAAGTCAATGATTGCTAGTTCACCATCAAACTCAGCAATACAATCTACAGTGCCTGCGATTCCTAGATACCTACTATATAGAGCGCCCTCAAGAGAGTGAATATTATCAATCCTTGCTAGAGAAGGTTTCGCAATTTTAAAAAGCATCTCCGACAGGGGTTGTACTGTAGGGAGACTCTCATTCTTCAACCAATATTCAATCAACGTATGAGTATCTGTTCCACGACTGGTTGCTCTCCGTGTTTTCTTTTCTGCTACATCCTCACCAACCCTTTTCCTCCAAGCAGCGAAAAACTCTTTTTTGTAATTGCTGATTACAGAAGTAATCGAAACTAACTTAAGAAGTTCTTCTTCATCCTTTACA